TGTTTTTAAACTAGAGTTTTGAACTTCTTTGTTTTTCAAATCAGCACTTTCACTTGGTTGTGTTTGTTTTTTAATACCTTTAGTATCTTCTGCTACAGATGTTCTATTTTTAACTTCACCTTGAGCATTTATTTTTTCTTTTAATTCTGCTTTTTCGTAATCTCTTTTTCGCTTTTTGTTTAATGATTTTGTCTGTTGTTCGTATTGTTTTACAGCATCGGAACCTTTTTCATCGGCACCTTTTTCACCGAATATTCCATCTGAAACAGCATTAGTTTTTAATGCTTTTGAAAAATCAGCATCATTCATTTTTAACATTGCGTCATATTCCTTTGAACCAAAGGTAATACCTGCAGCAGTTAATGCATTTTCACGAGCAAGTCTATCATCTTTAATTTTCAAAAATTTCTTTTCATTTGCTGAAAGTTTTTCACCAGCTGCTCTTTTCTTTTTAATTTCTTTATCGTCTACACCTAGTTTCTTTGCTGCATTTGAAACATCAAGGTGTGCTAATTTAGTTCCATCATTTGCAGCTTTTTCTTTTTCTTTTCGATCACGTTCAAGAAAATCTCCAAGAGGCCCTTTAATAAAATTCTCAAATATTGCTGTTCCTATTACCCATGCACCTAAAGCAGTAGCAACAACTGCAAGTACAGGTAATAATGCTGTTCCCATCATACCACCCAATTTACCAATTCCTTTAGCAATCTTCTTAGATTCTGCAGTACCAGCTTCAATATTTTTCCCAAGAGAATCTAATCTACTTATTTGGTCTTTCTTACTTACTTTATCGATTTTTCTTTGTTCTTTTAACTCATCTTTTTTATCTTGATTTTCTTTTAATTCTGCTTTATTGTTACCGCGATCATCCTTTTCAGGATTGAAGTTATTTAACTGTTTTGTGAAAATATCTTTAATACTTTCAGAATTACCAACAGCATCATAAACCATACTTTGTTTTTCTCTACCTTTGTCACCAATATCACCGTTTTCGTCTTGGGCAAACAATCCAGTAGTTTTACCATCTTTCTTTGTGAAATTATGTACCACGCCTTCACTAAATTTTTCTAATGTTTCATTAAATGCTTCTGCAGCTTTTTCTGGGTTGTTGAATTTGTCCAGTCCCTCTTTTTGGTTTTTCTGTTCGTCATTTAATTTGTCTTTAATAACCTCACTTTGTTGTGAAAAATATTTCCCCATACTTTTCATTCTCACAGCATTAAGACCTTTACCTAACAAGCCCATACCTGCAGATGTCACTTTTGCTTTAAATTTTGCTTTTGCAGCTTCACGACCTTCCTTAAAAAATAAAGAAGATTTTTTATAATATTCTGTATTGTCTGCTTTATCTATTTTTGCTTGTTTAAGAAGTTCTTTTTGTGTAGTAACTAAATGTTCTTGTATTTTATATTGTGCTTCTTCTGCATCTTCATTCGATGTTACAATATCATTTAAAGCATCTAACAATTCTTGTTGTTTTTTCTCTTCTTCTGTCATTTCAACATAAATACGTTTTTCAATCTTCTTCTTTTCTTCTTTTGCTTCTTGAGTTCTTTTTTCTTCTTTAACTGCTTCTTGTTTGATACTTTTGGTTGTTTCAACAGCAGCTTCTTTGATAATTTTTTGTGATTCTGTATTTTCTTTTGCTGATTCTGAAATTATTTTCTTTGTTTTTTGTGTTTCATCTAAAGTTTTTTCAGAAGTTTTTTGAATTTTTATAGAAGACTCTAGTAAAGATTCTTGTATTTTTCCATTTTCCTTACTTTCTATGTTGTTGTCTATTTGTGCAGTATCCATTAAGAATCAGCTTCCTGTTTTAGTCGTTTAATTACTAATGCGTAATATAAATCAAAATCTGTTAAATTCATTTTATTAATTTCGTCAACATTGAAATTATTTTTACGCATTAAAAATAATTCACGTTCAAGAATAAAAATCAAGAGTTGTGTGTTCTCTTGGTTTAAATAATAAAAAAACTATCATTTGTTAACACACCCTCCAGTTTATTTAAACAAAGTGGATTTGTGCATTTTATTTCTCCCATCATATTTGTAGATGCTTCTAAATCAAATTCATCTAATATTAAAGACAGAATTGATTTGGTACCATTGAACGTTATTTTAGGCGGTAAGGAGTTGTATAGTTTCAATTTGTCGACGAATCCGGCCCTGCTGAAGCCATCTATATCCGAACCATTATATTTTACCGTCTTTATGTACAGACAGGGCTTAGTGAACGCTCTAAGCTCAGTAATATCATCATCATTATAATCCATAGATATTCTCATCTGTTCAACATATTCTTCTAATTCAATTAAGTTTCTGTAGCTAGGATCAGCAATAGCTAATTCATATTTATTTCCATTAACATCGAAAGCAAAATCAAATTCTAAATGATTATATTTTGAACAACGTTCAATTATTTTCTCTAAATCTATTTTATAATCAAAGGAAGTATTGCATTCACCACAAGTGAATTTGATTTCCAGAGGCTCAGATATGTTGTTCAATCTTACTCCAGCAAAGAAGGCTATTATATCAATTTCAGTTAACTCAGAAGATGTAATATCGTCATCATCATGTTTAAGTTCATCAAATAAACTTAATTTTAGCATTTCATATTTTAAACTGAACGATTTAACACCAACAGAAAATTTTGAAATTGTTTTTTGTTGTCCAGTTGTTATTGGTTTAAATTTAATATCTTTTCCTATTGACGGGATAAAAATTTCATACAGGTGTGATCCATTTGATTCTTCTAACAATTGAAGTGCATTTTCTAAATTCATCTACTTAATCCTTTTTTACTTTTATTAACTATTTTAGCAGCATCTAAAACATTACTTATAGCGGCGTCTACTGTTTTATTTTTGGCTCTTTTTAATATCTTAATGTTATTTATATCAAGAGGTTTCTTAACAACCTTGTTTATATCTTTTGCTATACTTAAACTTTCATTAATTATTTTTCCAAAATCAACTTTCTTAGATTTTGTATTGTTTGAGATTTTAATATCTGAAATTGTTGGTATAGTAATAGATGTTTTAGTTTGTTTATTTTTGATTATTTCTTTTTGTTGTTTCAAACGTTCATTTTCTTTTCTTTTCATTTCTTTCATATCTTGAACTTTTGTTGAATCGATGACACTATCTTTTAAACCATCTGAATAATCATTATTGCCACTGTTAGTAACATATATCACTTTTGTTTTATCAAATGCAAATGTGATTGGTCGCGATGTAGTTGTTGCTGCTTCTTGTCCTAAAGTAGGTAAAGTAATTTGGATAGGATAAACACCGTAGAACTCATAAGCCAAAATAACCTTTTCAGGATTTACGACAGATAGAATATCTACACGCACTTTTGCCTTAGGGAAAGGATATGTGTTTGATTCTCTTATATTTACAACTTTTTCTAACCACGGCACAAAAACTGTTTCTATTATCGGCAATTCTGTTTCTAAAAAGTCGATAGAAAATGAATTTGATTCAGGGATAATGAGACTATCACCAGGGACTTTATAAGTCCCTCGTGGATTTTTTATTACTGCTGCACCATCTTCGTCTAAAGCAAGATTAGGTAAATCAAAATTTTGGATATATAAACCTAAATTATCAGGAAAGAAATTCTCTCCTCCACCGCTAAAGGTGACAAAGAAATGTTGTCGTGTGACAACTTGCCCAGCATCTGTAGATATAAGTTGTTTAAAGTCTCTTAAGAACAACATTTAGACTCCTTTATGCTAAAGGGTCACCATCTGCTTCATTGTACCAATATTGGAATGCTAATGCAATGTCCATCGCAACAACATCTGCCGCAGATTGGTCTAGACCTAATTCACCCATTGAAGAAGGAAAAACTCCTGCTAAGATGTATGTGTCTGTGATTGTCTGCAAATCATTATCTAATAAATCGATACGAACGTTGTAAGATGTTATTTTTTTATTTCCGCCACCGTTTTTAGATAAATCAGAAAATTCATTCATCCATTTTAACAATGCTTTCTTGATAACTAATTCATTATCAACTCTTACATTAATAGCCCATTCGCCCCCATAATCAGCGTTTGTCGCAATTTTAAAATTTTGTCCAAAATAAGGAATATCTACAGGATTTAAAGTTTTACCTGGTAGTGATGTAGATGTAGCAAAAAATTGTAAGTTGTCTAGTTGAGGTACAGTTACCTGGAATTGATAACCTAGTCTTAATCCGGTACTTTTCATTTGGGCCATAAATTCATTTAAGCCATAAATTCCGTCTGCCATTGTATAATCTCCTATGTGTTTAATTAATTATATTTATAATATTTATAAGATTTATTGCTTAGTACAGTAAACAAATAAATTCAGATTCGGTAAAAATAAAAAAGCAGTAATATCTTTTAAAATATTACTGCTTGGGTTTGTTATTAAATAAAAGTGAATTAAATTTCTTGAATTATTTCATCGAAATTTGCATCAGTTCTAGTCGCAATAAAATCAACTAATATGAATTCCGCAGTTCTTACTGGTTTTAACAGTATAGCAACTTTAAGTTCATTGTGATCAATTACTTCAGGAGTGTTGTTTGATTCGTCACAAACAATTCTGTAATCATATAATCCACCAGCAGCTTTTGTTGCTTGGAACATTGGAGTTAGAACATCAATTAAACGACGTCTTGTAAATAAATTATTAGGTTCGTAAACGAAATAACGACAAGCCATATATGTTGCTCTTTCCAATCTTAGGAATAATCTTCTTACATTAACTCTATCAAACGCAGATGGTTTAGCTTGAGTTGTTTTCTGTCCTTCAACTATGAATCCATCAAGAGGATATTTAACAGCATAATTTACAGAATTTGTGTAAATTGTGTCCATATCTTTGTCTTTTGGATTAAATGATAAATCATAAACTCCATTAACAATACCTCTGTTAAGTCCAGCAGGAGCATCCCAGATATTTGCTGTTGTGTCATTATAAGCATAAATTCCAGCAACCTTGACAGTTTCAGGAATCCAAAATTGAACACCAGTAAATTCATCAACCATAGCAAACCAGTTACAATATAATGCTGCATAACTAGAGTTTATCCCAGTCACATAACGAATATCTTGCCCAATAGTATTACTAAAAGTTTTATCTGGAGCAGTTTTTCTGATTCTTTTTTCGTTACCAAGAAGAACCAAGTGTCTAGGTGTGTCCATAATTGTCATACAATCTTTTCTGGATTTAGAGCAGAATTGTTCTAACGCAGATGCTACTGAACGCCAAGTAGCTAAATCTGAAGCACTTGTTATAACTCTGTCATTTGCGTTATTGTCATTAACAGGATCAAATGTAGATACTTCATCTGTGAACTGTGCAATTGTAGACAATCCAGCATCGACAACAACATCAATTTGAACATCTAAAATATTATCAGCTTTTAAGAATGCTGTGTTAAGATTTGCAACAACTTCGGTTCCATCAATAGTCTTTAAAGCATCTGCAGGATCGAATCCCATTAAATCGTAATATTGATTTACATGACTTAAAATAGTTGTATTATCTTCTGGTATAACTGTCATAGCAGGATTTTGGTATAATTTAATATATTGTGAATTTGCATTAACAATATCTCCAATATATTCTGTTAATCCAGTTGATTTGTTTTTCTTACCTTTGATAACTGAACCAGCATGTGCTTCAACTATTGCAACAGATAATAAATCCTCACCATTTTGAGCATAAAAAGATTTACAGACAACCAATCCAAGAAACTGTGAATATTCTGGATTAACTTTATTTCCACCTTCCAAATAATCAATATTAGGGAAATGACGTTGAATAGATTCTGATATACTTGAATCTTTGAATTCTCCAGTTGGTGCTAAAGAAAAAGATTCTGTAGGGAATATATCACCACTTGAATCTTTTAGACCAAGAAAAACATCCATTGGTGAATTATCTGTATTGTTCGGAAGCATTCTTTGAACTGCTAATGCATCTTGTGGGTCAACAACCGCAACAAATAAACCTTCTTCTTGAACTTCTCCAGCAAGAGGTGCTTTAATTTCATTTATGATAACAAAATCACCAGGACTTGTTGTAGGCCATCCACCAACTTTCATAGCATCAACATCGGCTCTTACTATATCAGTAACAGAACCTAATGTCACAGCTTGATAAGATGTAAATCCATATTCAGTTCCACTCAATGCTTGAATTTCTGAAGGAGCACCTGCCATAGATGCAGAACCAGCAATATTCAATACTGTACTTTTGTAGTTGTCGCTTATTCTATTATCGTAAGGAAGTTTTATACATATAGGTGTTCCGTTATTCCTAATAACTTCTCTTGTAGCATAATAATGATATCTTTCTGCTTCGTTGGTAGGTGTACCGTATAGTGCAGCATAATCTGACATTGAACTTATTGCATTTCTTTCATATTCTTCACCTTTATCTGTGAATCCAGGTAATAGAAAATTTGTTCCAACCATCGCAGGTGCAATTTGACTTATGTCACGTTCTCTAACCTCCACACCAGGGTGATTTATTGTTCTTAATATAGACATTGTATTCTCCTATGTTTTATATTTTTATTATTTATATTTATTTATAATAATAAGTATAGCTTACAGACTTATTATTGTTTATAAATATATTCAACAACACAGGAAGAAGAATATGGCTTTACCCAATAGTGATTTTAATAAGATAAAAATTTATCCTAATGAGTATATAAATAATATCACAGTCAATAGACCAAACGGTCGGTTGTTAGAGAATGATTTATTTTTATATAATCTAATGATAAGTAATGTAACACCTGCTACATCAGATGATCCAGGAGAACTTGGAGAACGTAGAATTGACGAAAATTATGTGTATTTTTACACAGGTACAAAATGGGGCAGAATTGCTCTAGATTCTTCGTTTTAATAGTATAATAATTTAATATAAAAATGTAAAAGTAATTAAGGAGATAATTATGGTTTATAATCCAAAACTCGGGGCAATGTCAAGTCCATTCGGCGAAAATCCAAACGAAGGTTCAATCATCAAAGAGGATCCATTTGAACTTCCACCAGACGAAGGTATTCCATCTAATGTAATCAATGGTCCACAAGATATTGCAAACATGATGGATGAGGCTTACGGAGGGCTCACAGACGGCCACAACAAGGCACAGACGAAATTATCAGAGGAATTTGGTAAAAAATCTAAAAAGAAAGAGGTTGTAGAAGTCAAACCTGCTGTAAAAATAAAAGAAGAAACTAAAAAAGTCACTTCAGATTATGATTTTAATATTGACACAAAAAATGAGGTTTTAAAAAATCTTATAAGTTCAGGAATGAAAATTAAAAACGTTTTTGATGATGTCATCATTGCAGAAGTTAACGGCGAAGAAGTCTACATTTCACAAAAATAGGAATTAACTACAAATGCTATCAACTATAACTAAAGATAATAGGTTTTCATTTGTTGAAACACAGATAGAAAAAATGCAAAAAAGAGCGGATGAGTTTTGTCAATCAAGAAGTAATTTTCAGATTGAAAAGTTTATTGCGTGTGATGAATATACACCCATAACCCAATTTAGACATATTGCTCATAATAGTTATGTCGCGGCACAAGAAGCAAGAAGATCGTTAATTGAACGTGAACGTTTAACTAGAAAAATTACAAAATTAGAATTCTGTTTGAAACATAATGTAGATTTAGAAAATGCGCATTTACCATCTGACATTAATAAATCTGTGGTTGACCCACATTTTAATGATTACGATTTAGATATTTACGAAGCAAGTAGACAATTAGATAATATTGATATTCGCATCAAAGGTTTATTGAAAGAAATTAATTATATGGAAGCAATATGTGACACATTAGAAGAAAATGAAA